GCACGCGGAGTAATTTGGTGTATAGGTGATTTCGAGATATGGCGCAAAGCTCGCGTCATCAATGTCCGGGCAGAAGTTGACCTCGTCATAATCGGACGCACCCTCAACATAAAGCTCAAGGTTGAGATACCACAGGTTGCTGAAATTAACGCCCGATAATATACTCGTTACGTCTATTGCTTCCGCCCATTGAATAGTGCCGGAAATATCTTCTGACGTTCTTGTCGTGGCGGGAGGAACGCGATATGTGGTATTGTGACCGACTTTCAGTTTTGTAGATTGATACGCTATCTGATCGTCGTTGAGGTATAGATGTAATTTTATTGCGGTTATCGTTGTCGAGGCGAGAGGCGCATTGGCTGGGAAGCGGAACTGGAACTGGTATTTATCCCAATACGTGCCGTTCGCGGTACGGTTGTCCTGCTTGATTCCAACCGTGCTTACGTTGGATTTGTCCGACCAAGTATCGTAATATACGCCGTTGTAATACTTTCGGGCGTTTAGCTCGCTATGGTCGAAGTACAGTATTGACGGCGGGGGAGTCAACGCCGTGTTGATCGCGCCACCACCGCCTCCGCCATAGACATCCCCGCCTGTTTCTCCGAACTCTTTTGTCGTTGTGCTTTGTCCTGTTCCTCCTGCGCCATAGTCAAGAGCGGAACCTCCGTTTGCTCCGTTGGTTGCTCCATCGCCCGGATTATCATAACCCGCACCGCCGCCACCAGAGCCGCCATCCCCGCCGTCTACGCCGCCATTGTCCGCTGCCTTAGCTGCTTCACCGCCGTTTGCTGTATAGCCAAACGCCGTTGATGCCTGACCGTCAACCTCGTTCGTTCCGCCGGTGTTCCCTACAACAATCAGGTATTCCGCATCTTTTGTCAACGAAACAGAGGCGTGCGTAAGGGTATATCCACCACCACCGCCGCCGCCGCCGGAAGCACTTCCGCCGCCGCCTTGTCCGACAAGGAAAACATCCACCGTCATGGCCACAAGCGGAACAAACGTCCCACTGGTTAGGTACTTAATGCGCCAACCAAGCTCGCCGTCACTAACAACAACATAAACGCCCGTATATGTGAACTGCGGTGCATCGGGGTTAAACGTACCGGGGACAATAATACTTCCGTCCAAGCCGTTGAAATCAAGAACTTTGAAGAACGTATCACCAGCATCACGGGTAATCCAAATGCCGAAATCACCATCGGCGTTTTCTCCAAATATAATTTGCTGGTTGCTGTTGGCTGGATTGACGATCGTTGCTGTTCCGTTAAACGTTCCTGTAGCGGCATCAAGCGATCCACCAAAAATCCCTGTCAACGCTTTCAACACGCCCGTCATGGTGACGGAAAAGGGAGCGGACGCTGGCGTAGCGTTCCCTGCATACATAAGATAGGTGTCGTTCGTAATGCCGATTGCAGATGCGCCTGTTCCTGCAAAAATAGCGATTGTGGTCGGCGAGGTAATATTCAGAGCGCCACCACTCGCAATGTTGATATGATCGCCCGCAATGTCTATGAACGATGTGTGCATCTCGCTGGTTTGAAGCGTTTCCCAAACAGTAGGCGGGCCAACAGCGGTAACTCGCTTGAACAATTTATTGGTCGTATCATACCATAACAAATTGACCGCAATCGGCACAGGCGGTGTCATTGCGGCGAGATCGGCCAGAAGTGCAACTTCGGTCGCGGCGATAAAAACACGCTCCGCACCGACTTCCAGCAGGATACTTTCGGTCGAACTGATCCGCGTTCTGAGGGTACTGCCTAAATCCTCAAAGCGCAACCGTCCATACCGCCTGTAGATATCGTCCAAAATGTCGGTGAGTTGGACGATAAACTTCTTTTCCTCTGCACCCCACGTTTTAGGCAGCCGAAGCGGTGCGTACTGTTGCGTCGTGGTATAATCAGCCATAACACCACTCCTTAATCAGCGTCAAGTTCGGTCAGAAGCTGTAAACCGCCAATAATGCGCCACGGAACGGTTGTCGTGGACGATATTTTCAGTCGGAACATGCGAAAACTGCCGCCAAAACGCAATAATTTCTGTTTAGCGGATTTCCCAGTCGCCGGAAGTGCAACGGCATACGTTTTGATCTTGGATTTCTTTTCTGTTTGGACAGTAAAGGTCAAAGTGGCTGCGGCAGCGACTTCAACCGTGACGTACAGTTCCAATCCGCTCTTTTCGCAGTTCTTGAACCCCAAATCCGTCCACGGCGTGACCCATTCACAACTCGCAGCGGCGGTTCCGGTTGTCCAGGAATCTTCTTGCCATTGCCAGATGCGCCCAGGTGTCGCCGCGCTCGTATAATACAACGCAGATTCAGTCGGCAGGAACGCTTCGACCGCGACATCATCACGCAACAGCCAAGTATTCTCAACCGCGTCGTAAATCAGCACCGCATTGTTGGCCGTAGCGGTAGAATCTAGCGGAATTGCCAGATAATACTTATTATTCCAGACACACCCAAACGCGCCATCCAATAACGTCTGTTTCATGCGCTGGAAAACCGTATATGCAAATTGCTGGTAGAACGGTTGCACGGCAGCGCCATCATAAATGCGCACACCGTCGGTTCCCAGCATGAAGATTCGTTCGCCATCGACGGCAACAGTCCGATAAAACGGAGCGCCGCCGCCATATTGTTCCTTGAAAGCGTATTCGCCCGGGTCGGTTCCCAAGATGCGCCAGATGCGCGTCCGCTTGAACGCGATCAACTGCTGCCCGAATTGGTGCAGCGCCGTGAAAGAATCACCGTCCCATGACGGCTGGTTGATCTCGCCAGCGCCGTCCTCGGGAATTTCGATGTCCGCCGTCCAATCGAGCGGGTCATACGGTGCGGAATACATCAACATGTCGGGGTCGTCAGGGATTGCCCCGCCCCAAATGCGTTCGGCATAGCGGGCAATTACGCCAAATTTCTTCGGCGTGGTGACGGTTTCGGTGGTTAAATCATCTCCACGGACAAGAATCATGCCGTCGTCGGCGTTAGAAAGCAGCAGAACGTCAACAGGGTCGCCTTCACCTTCGGGCGGGATTTCATACGCTACCCAACTCCAATGGTTGTTTACATACTCCGTGCCCGCCCAACCGTCCGGCAAATCAAGCAACGTCCATACAGTCGGCGCGGGAGTATCGCCTGGAATCAGCGCGTAGAGTTGTCCATCAGAAGCGGCAATCAGAACTTCCTTTTCGGCTTCAGTCGCGTACCACCTCCTGTAAAGCCGTGCCAAGGTTTCAATCGGATGGTCGAGTGGCGGGGTAAGAAGCGTACAGGCCGCGCAAGGTTGAAGCATACCGCCAATCGTTTCCATATTGCGCGATTCGCTCGCGTAACGCGGATCGCCATTGAGCGGATTACCGTATTGGTTCAGTCCGATAAAGTTCGTGATGTTTGTCCTTGCCTGACCTTCATTCAGCGTTGCCACAATCTCACTCCCTTATTCCGGGATGTTGACTATCGCGGGAGTTGTGCCAACAGTCAAAGCACTCTTGGCCTTGTTGAATCTCGACAAGTAGAGGAATCCCCGGTTCTGTTTGGCTGCACTTCCGTTCAGATAGACGCGGTACGTGGCGTAGTCCGCGATCGCGCCGTGAATCCACGCGTCCAGCTCAGGCTCATCCGTATCGTCTTCCAAAAGGGGATAGCTGGTGTCGCCAACATGAACGCTGAGGGAATCGTAGAGCAATGTGTCGTATCCCTCGTTGATGTAATCAAGAAGGAACGGCTCAAAATCGCCTACATCATCCTTGTCGTTGTTCGTTTGGAACATTACCTGCGCTTTGATCTTGGCAACATCCATAACTATCCCCTTCCTTGTGCGCTACGGCAGTTAGATTCGGTCGAACTTGCTTCTGAGCACCATATACTCAGGGACAGGAACTTCGAGAACTTCTCCACGTCGTAGGGTCTTTTTCACGCCGTTGATCGTGATGGTTTCAATCATTGACACATTCACGCCCGTTTCAGACGGAGGCGGGACGGGCAACATGATTGTTACCATGGGCGCGGTGCTCTTTACGGGAGCCGAGGCTTTTGCGAGCATCGGATCGCCGGACAACATGGGGTCGGAGGGTTCTTTCTTGGCATTGGTTCTTTTCTCCTCAGTATCGACAGGCATTTTATGTCCTCCTTTGATTGTAGGGTTCCGGCCAGCGACCGGATTGCTCAAGCCGCTGGCCGATTGGCAAATTAGGCAGTCGCGCCGCTTTCGATGCGGACAACGGCGTCTTGGTTGATGATGACAGCGCAGAAGCCGTCAACATACCAGACAACAGCGCCCTTCTGGTGGTACAGGTCGTCATGGCCGCCGGGCGGAACAACTTCGGTGTGCAGGTTGCCGTGACTATCGAGCTTGATCGTGCCGAAAGCATCGGGGCCGTATACGAGCGTGGAGTACACGGGAACACTGGCCGCGCCAGCACCGAGCGGAACGATGGTAAGGGTCTTGGCGGTCGTCCAGTTGTCGGTGACGGAAGTTGCGGGCTGCCAGCGGAACTTGATCTGTTTGGTCGTCGGGTTGACACTCATGATCGTCATGGGGTAGACGTAGTTCGAGCCGTCAGTGTACTGCACGTTGACCATCTTGCCGGTCATTTCGCGGGCTTCATCCACCGTTACAGCCGCGCTGTAGGTGAAGATACCGTTCGTCGCGTCGAAGTTGGCGGAGGCAACCAGCGATGCGGTCGTGCCGTAGACGTAGCTTTCGACAGTGAACACCTTGGCGTTCGTGCTCTTGAACAGGCGAGTGTTCCAGATTTTGCCGAGTTCGTAGCGCTCGATCTTGGTCTGATTCTGGTACTTGCTCGTGTCCGTGAACAGAGTGTCGGCGGTAATGTCGAACTCGGTGCGCGGGTGCACGATAGCATGGTAGGAGCCGTCAGGAAACGTCGGGATGTTCGCCAGTTCGAGGGTGCGCACGGCCTCCTTGATCTCGGCGTAGGTCAGTTTGTCAGTCGCGGCAATCGTACCGCGAACAGTATTGCCTCCAGCATACTGCACGTTCAGTCCGGCGCTGAAAGCGTTTGCGGCCAGAGTGTCCAGCGTCAATGCGGCCTGGTTGTTTAGCAGCCGCGACGCTTCCCTGGTCATGTTGCTCAGGGCATAGTAGATCATTTCCTTGGTCAACTCGATATGTCCGCCGTAGGATTGCAGCATCGCGGAGTAGGTGGTCTGCGTGAGCAGCTGTCCGGTAGGCGTTACGCCCTCAGCAATCGGGGTGAGACGAGCGGCGAGTTCCGTGAATTTGCGGAAGTTCGCGGTCATGCCGCTGTTCATCGGGAACGGACGCACCTGTGCATCGCGCAGGTGAATCAGCATCGGGGTGATGTTGGTTTCGGCTTTCCGCTGGATATACTCCGTGATTTCCGACGCTACACCGGCGGAATAGGTTTTGTTGAGATTGTCGTATAATGCCATGGTCGGTATCCCCCTTCACGTTTACCCGCCATTACCGACTCTTGAGAATGCCCCCATTTTCAAGAAATTCGTCCAGTACCTTCTCGCCACGTTCGGTGGAGAGCAGGTCTGTTACCGACATCTTGGGGATTCTGCTGCCGTTTGCAGATCGCATCGGAACGAGTGGCGTGGGTTTCGCGCCCATGTTGTTCGCAACGTCCAGCATGTCCCATTTCCCGCTCTTGACTTTCTCTTGTACGGTTGGATCACTTTCATAGGCGTCCATTACATCAAAACCAAGTCTTTTCAAGTCCATGACTTGGTGAGCGAGTTTGTCTACGCGGGCATCGACTTGTTCGGTTTCGGGCGGGGTTATTGGTTTTTGATCGGGAGGTTTCTGCTGGACAGGAACGGTGGTGGAGTATTTCAGCTTGACAAACTCCGTCGCGGTATCCTTATCAGGAATCTTCCCGGAGGTAACGAGTTCGTTGATTTCCTGGTCGATGAACTTGGCATTGATGGTTTCGATTTGTTTCAGGAGTGGTTGCACCACCTTGGAAACAGCCGCGTCAATCCGGGCCGGAATCTCAGATTCGATTCGCGCACGTTCTTTATCAACGCCCGCCTGAATGCGGTTCTTGATCCAACCTTGGGATTTTTTGGAGGGTTCACGCTCCTGCGGCTTTTCCGGTTCGTCCTGCTCGTCGGAATCGTCAACAAGTTCATCCAAAGTTCTCTCGGCAGCCGGGGCAGCGTCGTCCTGCTCGCTCTGCTCACGCAACATTTCGACCGTTGGTTCCAGTTCGTCCGTACCCTGTACGGCGGGGATTTGATCTGCCATAAAGGAATCTCCTTCATTACGCCGCCAAGCGAACTTTAACGCGAGGCAACGAGTTTATGCAAAAGGCCGTTTGCGACCTATATGCCGCGATATTATGGATTCGCCGGACGGTTGCGAAGATATGCTGCCCAAGAAAGAGTAGGGGGGTTAGAGTTTGAATTATCCGAAATCTCAACCTTTTCGGGGATGCGACCAATGGCCGCCATTGTTTGAACCATCTGCGTCATAAGTAACGAAAACGCCAGTTGCTTATCCCCGTCCAGAAATAACGTGCTGCCGGAACCTTTTAATAGCAAATAGCCTCCATATTCTGTAAATTCTGGGTTGTTGTTCGCAACGGTCAGTTTTGTCATTTTTCCGTCTGGTCCATATTCCTCAATGATCGTTTTGTTAGTTTTGTCCATGATTGTTTTGTTAGACTTATCCATGCTAATTCTCCCTTCAAATAGGTTATTTCACAACGGCCTGTCTGCCTTGGTTGACTGTGGGACTGTGACCACCAGAAGCGAGTTCATTGACCGCCTGTGTTTCGATCTGCTTCACAGCGTCATTTTCCTTCTGCATCTGCGTGAGCTGGTCAATCAGTTGCGTGTTCTGCTCCTGCAAAAGTTTGATCCGATCGGTTCTTGCCTCCGCCGCTCGAACAACAGGCAACACACGATCTTTCCCATCGAAGTTCATGATCTCGATTAGCGTGGATACGGGGAAAGGCTGTTGCGATTCGGCTGCCATCGTGAACATCTGCACGAACATCTGGTTCTGTGCGTCAATCCGCTGCGGGTCTTTCTGCTTGACTTCGACCTGTACGGTGTATTTCGGCTGGTCGCCCTTCTTAAAGAACGAATATTCCTTATCGTCGCCGACAATCCGCTTATAACGGTCAGCTTTGTAATGCTGGGAAATCAGACAAAGGATTTGCCAGATCATTTGCCCGAACCCATCATTGAGCGTTGCGAGTCGCATCTGCGAAATCTTTCCGGCAGATGGCGCGAGAATACTATACGCTTTACCAGACATGGCATATCCAGCAGGTTCGCCGCGTGAAATTTCGTTCGCACCGCTGTCCTGCTTCATTTCAGCCTGCATGTTCATCATCTGGTTGAAAATCGTTGAACTGAGTTGCGGCCCATCCATCCAGTCCCAGTTTACGCCCTTTTCAATTTTGTCGCCAATGATAACGTCTTTGTCACAATTCGCAATGTCCGAAGCAGCGATTCCGGAATCTTTGCGAACAAGTATTCTTCCCTTCGAGTTAAGGCGGGCGTTCGTGTCAATATACTTCGCATAACGGTTGATGTACCGCATCATCGTAATGAGTTCACTCACAAGGCCGTCGCCAACCGGCTGACCTTCAATCATCGAGTGAACGTCCAGCACGAACGGATACATGCCGTGCGTGTAAACGTTCTCTTGTTTGCCGAGCAGCGCGTATCCGGCGAAATAGGCCACGTTGATGTGATAGTTCTTGCCATCAAAAGTACGATACCAGTATTCCATCAGCATGGCACGTTCTTCGCTCTTGGTGTTTGTGTTGAGTTGCGAGCGCGGAATGCCAACGCTATTATGCGCATCGTTTTCCGCCTGAACGTATTGTCCTGCATCGGGATAATGGTCTTTATACCAACTCAACGGATGCCAACTGATTTTGATTAACGCGCAGGCGTCCTGAATATCCTCTGCTTGCGGGTCCCAAAGGAACGCCTCAATCGGCCAACGAATGATCGCCACATCGCCTTTGCCGAACGTCATGGTATCGTCCCACGCAATTTGTGTGACGGCGGTTCCTGTAATGTAAAAATCCTCAACACGACGGCGATGGATTCGCTCAAAGTTGTTCGTGGTATACACAACAGAGCGAACAATATCCTGCAACGCCTCGGCAAGCGCCTGTTTGTCCGGGACTTCCGGCAACAGTTTCGGATCGGGAATGCTTTGCAACTGATCCGCAACGCAGTTGTTAATCGTACTCTTGAGGGTTTGGAGTTGCATGGTCGGTTTGTCGAGGTTTTGCGTGCTCGTCACCGTTCCGGTTTCTTCCGTTGTGACGGTGGTGGTATCTTGGTCAGGGTCTTGCAGCCGCATGATGTCACGCGCGTTCATAACGGCATCACGATATTCCTGGGTTTCATTCACAAAGTAGTCAAGGTTATTGTACGCCTCAATCATAAATGCCTTGTCCTCTTCGGACAATGGCTGCAAAATGTTGAGGTCTACTCTGTTTTGCCCTGTCATAACCTAGCCCCCTCATACGGATCGTGCAATTTCTGTTCGCGGCGCGGCTTGACTCTCTGACCGATAGGCCGCGACATTAGGAAGTAGCGAGTTTCATCGTATGCGTGATCTTCCGCGTCGGTATTGACGTCCTCGACCTTGGTTGCTGAATACGGGAGCGACGGCACAGTCCGAATCCAATCGGTGCATGTTCTAAATAAGTATAGCATCGGATAACCTTCGCTGTCAAACCGCAGGCGTTCATGCACCTGCATCTTGCCGGCAATACGGTCGTTGTCACCCATGTCAAAATAAACGCCCTTGATGCCCTTTTCCGATACGGGCTGCATTTGAATCTCAATACTTTCGCCACGGCTCTTGTCACCAATGGACGGATCGGCAATTCTGGTCACATGAATGTTGTTCATGATCTCTTCTGTTTCGCGTTCGAGAATCCCCTCTGCCAACTCGCGCGGGGTTTTGTGCGTTCCATACCATTCGCGGTAACGATAGACGCGGCCCTTTGGATCGACCGCCCACCAACCAATCGAGAACGGGCTGGAATACCCATGGTCGAACGACATGTATCGCGGCCAACTGAGCGGAATCTCGAACGGGTCAATGACGTGCGTCCACTTGCGAGCAGCGTAGTTTTTGCGGTCAACATCAGTCCAGTGAATCCGGTCGGCCCATAGATTGATGAACTCGGTAAAGACTTGTCCCTCGAACGCATCCCAATCGCCATTCAGCAACGCGCGGCGCAGTTTGTCGGGCTTCTGTTCCAACTCGAAGATATAATCTTTTGTGATATGCGGGTTCTCGGTCGCCAGCGCCGGGATGTACTGAATCGATACTGTTTTATATTCCCGCAGCACTTCGCTGTAAATCTCTTTGTAATGAATTTGCATGTACAGGCCGATATCTACGAAATCCTCTTTTACCCAAGCGTGACCGATATTGCCAGGGTTGCTTGCGCTGCGCATAAGCGGAGTAACGCCAGATAACGCCTTTGAACGCAACCTTGTTTTGATAAAACTCACGACGCTCTTTTCAAACGCGGTCAGTTCGTCAAAGTAAAGCCAGTCGATTTCTGCACCGGAATAATCGTATTTGTCCGCTTCGTGTTCGCAATGCCGGAACTTAATGACCGAACCGTTCAGTATCTGAAACTCGTGACGGCTGACATTGTATGTTGCGATTTCGGCGGGATAACGAGCGCGGGCTTCTCTGATGTCAGTGTCCTCTAGTTCACGAAAGGTTCTGCGGAAAATATAGGCATGGGTTTTCGGGTGCGCAAGGCAACGCATCAGCGCGTCCATTATTAGCGAAACCGTTTTGCCTCCCCCGGCCGCGCCTCCGAATAGCACCTCGTTCGCAGTCGAGGCATGGAACATCATCTGCTTGGGCGTAGGAAGATAGTCGATATTGACTGTTTTCATTGCAGCCTTATCCTTCCGGCGTTATCATACCAACAATATCAATCACGCCATCAGCGGGTCGCGTTTCGCGGATCGCTTCGCCCAGCAACGGCATGTTCACGAATCGAACCTCGACGGAAGTGGTGTCGGTTTTGTCAGCCAGATTGTAGAACTTGTCAATAATCATCCTGGCTGCATTCTGCGCGACGTATGCCTCGCAACCAAGCTGACCGCGAAGAACGTCAAACGCTTCCCGAGCGCTCTCACAATACTGAGCCGTAAGTTCGCGGCGCGTCACTTCCAGCGATTTTTCCTGCTCAATCTCAACGCATTCAATGAACGCATCCATCCGCCGCCAAACCTGAATGCACGGCACAGACCGGCCAAGTTTCGCCGCAACCTCTTTCGTGCTGCAACCATTCGCAAACATGATCGCCGCCTCGCGTTGCAAACGGTTGAGCCGGGCAGACGAGGGCGCTGAATTTTCTTTGGGCGAATCCCCTTTGGACGAAACTGTTCTGGTTGATCTTTTTTTCGATCCACTTTCATCCGAGCCGAGGAAGTCGTCCTCAGCAGAATCGCGTAGCGTGGAATTATCTGGCGTGGGTTTATCCGGCATTGGTTTGTCAGCTCCTGTCTGTCGAATTGGATCGCCCGCCTTGGTGGACGCGCCGCGCTCAGGCTTGCTTCGTTTCAAACGAGTGCTATGCTTGGGGCGGAGTGGACAGGTATCTACTACGCTCGCTCGCACGCGGTGGGCCCCGCTGGGATTTCATCCCCCCGGTCTGATCGCAGGGGCCCTATGCCGGGTAGGGGCGGGTGCGCCGCCCTGGTTGATTGTTTCCGCCGCAACGATTGATCGAGCATTGCCTGATCCGCGCTGATGTTGTCTGCTCTGTTCACATCGTATGGCCTTGATCGCGCGCTGTTTGCAATCAGAGTGTCGCAGGGTTTCGTCCAGCCCGTCCCTGCACCGTCCTCACATCAGGAAAGGAGCCAAGGGTATCGCTTCGGCGCGGCTCGTTGCGTCAGGGTTTAAGCCAAGCCACGCCATCAACATAAGGATAACCCATCGCGGCAGAATCGTCAACCTTTCCACGCGCGCTATTGCAATCGAGTTGCAGTAAGCAGGCCGCGTCGGACAATTGTCAACCAAAACATGCTAATCAGGTTGACAATCCGGGGGCGGTCAAAGCGAGCGTGAGATAAACATACTCCGAGTTAGAGTCTTCTAACGGTCAGGGAAGGTCAGACAATTGACCGACTGCCCGAAAACACATCAAACGTATCCGCTTTCTGACAGCGGTGTCCGTCCAGTATCCGTCGATCAGCAGTGAGCGGGTACAGCCAGCAAACCTATGATATATATAGATTATATACAGTATGTTATTATATATGTATCCATGTATCCGGTAGAATGTGTACGTTACGCGTGGGGAGTATATATATAACGCCTATTTGCCTCACGTGTATATACTCTCTCCAGGCGGTGTGTGTATGATTTTGACGGACACATGGTTACATAGTCAGCAATCCGTTGCGGCGTAAGGCTTTCAAGCGTAACCACCCATAGTAACCGCCTCGGACAGGCGGGTACATATTTTTTGAGCCGGACGCAAAGTTGCTGATTGTCCGGTTACGTCGTTCAAAGCCATGCGGCACAACGTTTACAGCGCAATTAAAAGACGCAACCAACTTGCCGAATTGGTTACGTCTGTATTTTTGTGTTCTATTGGTTGTTATCTTACTGTTTCGAGCCGTTCCAGCGCCGGGGCATAGAAACAAACACACCGATACACTCCGTCGCCGTGAAATCGCTTCGCTATTGTCGTGCGCCCTTCACTGCAAAGTACATACCCGCGACGCTTCGCCCAGGATAAGAACGCCCTTTCATTTACGTGCATGTCATGCAGTATGCCATCCACGACGGACTTTTTGATATAGACATATCCTTGTGTGTCAATCTCTCCGATCTTGTTCGGCTCGTCGCGCTTGAGCTTGTCTGCGTTCTTTACAACGAAATCATACAGTTCGGAAACAATGCTTTCGCAGTCTTTTTCGTCAAAACGATATCGCAGCAACCCCGATCTTTCCGGTATCTTTTGAAATCCTTTCACCATGATCGCCTCCTTTCAGCGCTATTGTACCACGTAACGTAACAGTGTACAACATATTTCTTTCCAGCTCGCGTCTATATAATGAAGCGACCGCGAATTGTTACGTTTTGTTTAGATTTTGTTCACGCAATTACAACACATTCGATACACTTCTGCAACATTTTGGTGCTATATTAAGCATGTTCAATCGGAAAAGTGAATGACCAAAACAAAAGCGAAACGAAGGGAATGATACAAGATGAAAACCAAGCATTACATGAATTGTAACACTGGTGAAATCACGTACGATCATAAAGAAGCGGTTGAATGGTTTCGTACCGGCGCAAACATCAAGATAATCAATGATGACGGAAGCACCCCGGGCGTTACGGGCTGGGAACACTGACTGCACCACACCGACCCGCGCGGTATATCGCGGCGAATTGAAAGGAAGGCACAATATGAACGCAAGCGAATTTGAGGCATGGATCGGCGAGAATGGTACAGGAGATCAGCAGCGCCATACGGTCAACACGATTGATTATATCTTTGCGGCCATGAAAGACGGCTGGCTGGCGATCTTTGAAAACCGGAACGGGGCATATATCCCGAAAATCCAAGCCAAAACGGAAAGCAAAGCGCTGGACTATTGCGTTTTAAGGGAACCGGCGCCAATAGGATTAAATCACCTTTGCCCCGTCTGACGATCCAATCCAGGCGAACGCGCTAAACGGCGCGTCACGGGCAAACCGTAATAAATAAATGGAGGGAATCACAATGACAAAAGAGCAGTTTTTGGAAAAGGTCAAGGAACTGGTTGATGATGGTTTCACCGACTGGATAATGGCCACCGCACAAAAGGCGGTAAGTAGCGGCGCTCTTAATCTTGACGGCCATGAAGATAATTACCGGCTTCCCAAAATCTTCATTTCCGCAATGGGCGAGGAAATCAAGGCCCAATATGCGCCGACAACACCAAAGGAAATCAGAGAGCGAAACAATCTTGCAAACTTCCTGTAATCCCGTCTGACGGATGTTTGAAACGGGAACTCAAAGAGCTTGTATCATAACCGGCTGAACGCTTGCCCCACCCGTCGGGCAATAGGCGGGAAGAAAGGCATTGTAATGAAGAAACACATTTACCGCTGGAAACCCGTCGGCGGACGGCTGTACCAACTGACGCTGTATCACGCCTATACCACACTGTGCGCCGCAATCACTCACAGGCGCGGGCGGAGGGATGCACGGTGATCCTGCTGGCCATTATCCTCGGCGCGTTCTGGTCGATATTCAAGATGGCACGGAAGTCATAAGGCTATCAGGCAACACACCGCCAGCCGGAGGCATTGTATCCGGCAGAAAGGGAACACAATGAAACGGCTATATTATGTCGAAACCGGAAATGAACACGGGCAGATTCTGGTATTTTCATCCAGGAGAAGGGCTGAGAACTGGCTGATAGTGGCGACCGACTGGAAGCCGGATAAAATCAAGTCGGCTGTGCACAGGATTGAACCGGATTGGAGCGGAAAGTGTTCAATATTCCCGAGCGTACCGGCATGACCGCCTCCGCCCGTTCCGACCTGCTGGCGCGGGTCAATGCGAAACTGAACGAACTGGCCGAGCGTGTGAATGGCTGCACAGATTCCCGCGCGGAGATTCAAGTTGTTTTTGCGAAAACGATCAAGGGAATCCAAAACGAGCTGGCGAAGGCTAGGAGGGGAAAGGCGTACAAATGAGCACACAGGAAACTCTTGCGTTCCCAAACAAGAAATACAGCGTCATACTTGCTGATCCGCCGTGGAGCTTCAAGGTATGGTCGGACAAGGGGAAGGGCAGAAGCGCAGAACGGCACTACTCTGTTATGCCAAAATCCGAAATTCAGGCGTTGCCCATCCGAGAAATAGCGACCGCTGATTGCATCTTGTTTCTCTGGGTTACAGCCCCTTGTCTGATTGAGGGCATTGAGCTTATCAAGGCGTGGGGCTTTGAATATAAGACGATTGCCTTTACGTGGGTGAAACGTAACAAAATATCCGATACTTGGTTCATGGGAATGGGATACTGGACTCGGGCGAACGCGGAACTCTGCTTGCTGGCTACCCGAGGTAAACCAAAGCGCGTTAACGCAGGGGTGCATTCAATTGTAGACAGCCGGATACGCAGACACAGCCAAAAGCCGGACGAGGTGAGGGACAGAATCGTGTCACTCATGGGCGATGTTCCGAGAATTGAACTGTTTGCCAGAGAACGCGCCGACGGATGGGACGCATGGGGGGACGAAATAAATGACTAAACAAACCTGTCCGAAATGCGGCAAGGCGACCGAGATCACGCAAACCGTACAGGGCCGGACGCGAACCCATCCTTGCGCGTGCCTGTGCGAGATCAAGCGGTACGAACGTTGCGTGAAATACGGACGGAAACGGTTCAGGGCAAGCCTGAAAGAAAAGGAGGAAAATTAACGTGAGCGATTTCAAGCAAGGCAAACAAATTGAATCTCTGGATGAGCTAATGAAAACAGAATTTATCTTCCTGGCCACTGAGGGGCGCGTTGTTCATTGCGGATGGTTTCGCGCTTGGCAACTCAATTATGCACAAAATAAAATCAAGTCTGGCAAAGTGTTTATTGCTGAGAAAAAGGCAGGAGGCAACACCCATGTACTCCCGACCGAACCGCCCGAACAAATCTGATCGCTGGGAGCGAATCCGAACGCCCGAAACTGCGCACCGGCATATCCAACCGTTGCGAACGGTCAAAATCAAATTGAAAGGGAGAACAAACCAATGTCAAACAAAATCAACGAGAGCCTGGTAATCCGTCGCCGCCCGAACGACCGCATGATTGCGATTCACAAGATCAACGGCCAAACGGTTGGCCGCATTGAAATCAAACGGTACGCAACCGACGCGGATGTATTCCTGACCGGAGCTGGTCACGCCGTGGAGAAGCTGGCGAAAGAGGAAGCGCCGAGCGCTGCAAAAGACTTGGCAAAGGCGCTAAAGAAAGAACTGGACGAAGGGCTTGAGCGCATATTGAACAGCCCTGAACGGCCTCATCTTGCAACGCTGCGCGGCACTTGGAATATGTCAGAACCGCCCAAAGCTACGCCGCCCGACTTCTACCGCCCCGGCGACAAGGTGCTGGTCAGGGATGATCTGAAAAACGCGGCTAGATATGGCTGTGAAACTTATTTCGACAGTCCGATGGAATCCTGCAAAGGGAAGGTTGTGGCGCTCAAGGAAAAAACAAGGTACGAGAACAGTTTTTCAATCATCGAGGAGGGTTATAAGTGGACCCCCGAAATGTTTGCCGGCAAGATCGTTCCGTGCGGTGAACTGCGCGAAGGCGACGAGGTGCTGGTGAAGGGCGCGGATACTCTCGACACATACCAAGCCCCGTATGCCGACAAAGTGATCCGCATTGAGCACTTTTGCGCCCTTGGTTGCTGTGTGATGCATAGCGGCGTAGCGTTCGACAAAGAAAAGCGTTTCGTCGGCAAGCTCATTCGCCCACCCAAGCCCGCAGAATCGAAATGACAGAAAGGAGGCAGTCCGATGAATCCCGCCCGCACACACGAACTCTGCCAATTCTGCCATCCGCCGAAACGTCACGTCGGCTGCCATGCGACCTGCCCCGAAGGGAAGCGGCTCGAAGCGGAAATGCTGGCGCGATCAGCGCGGAACACGGCAATCAGCGACGCATATTACCGGCGCGACCCGAAATCTGCGCGGCG